CTCCTGCTGGTGCTCCTGCTGGTGCTTCTGCTGGTGCTTCTGCTGGAGTATCTGGTTTAATTCCCAGTGCGGCTTTGGCTTTAGCTACTGCTGGATTATCAGGATTACCTGGGCCACCTGCGGCTGCACCTCCTCCTGCTGGTGTTGCTGTTCCACCTGCGGCTGCATCTGGTGCTGGTACTGCTGCCGCGTCTGTTATTGCTTGCGGTACTGGTAATTTTGATTGAGTAAACACATCTGAAATTACCGTTGCTGGCACTCCTTGACCTTGCAGGAAGGTTGCAATTTCATCTGATTCAGTTGGTTTATCTTTCCCCCAATTCATTCTTAACTTCTCGGCAGTAATTTTTGTGGTAAACTGATGCCCAAGTTGTTTAGCACCTGCCCACATTCTACTCAGTAAGCCTGGTTTTTTTGGCGTGGATGCTCCGGCTGCTGTTGCACCTGCTGGTGCTGGTGCTGGTGCTCCTGCTGGTGCTCCTGCCGGTGCTCCTGCCGGTGCTCCTGCCGGTGCTCCTGCTGGTGCTCCTGCTGGTGCTCCTGCTGGTTTTGCATCTGCTGCCGCGGCTCTTCTTGCTCTTCTTGCAGTAGTCGTAGCTGCCATTGATGCTACATGCTCTGGATTATTTTTATCATAGATTTCTGGCTTAGGTGCTCCGCCTGCTGGTGGTGCATCTTCGTTTAATAATGATTCCGTAACTACTATTTGTATATGACGTTGATATCTTTCTACGTTTTTAAATATATTGTCTATACCAGCTTCTGTAATATGGTAACGATGTTTGTAATTACGACCCAACGATTCACCCAACATCCAAACATGTGCTGTTGTTTGACGATCAATCATTGCTGACAAATCAATAGTTTTGGCTTTGAATGGTTTAATGGAGTTGGTTGTAGCTACAATTGCTTCCATCAACATATTGTTCATGTTACGGCGTGATTCGGCAACCTGCTGACCTGGTGCTGCCTTAAGTGTTGGTGTTGGTACTGGTGCTGGTGCCGCAGATGCTGGATTTGGGGTGTACTGTCCACTGGCTACTTTAGCGGCTGTGTCTGACGCGGTACCCACTCCTTGGTCGTATACTGAATTACCAGTTTCAGCTGGAATAGTAATTTTTTGCCCGGTCTTTAAAACATCAGGGTTTGTTATGTCTGGGTTGGCCTTCATCATATCAGGAACAGATACATTGTTTTTTTCAGCAATCTGGCTCAGTGTATCATTTTTAACTACAGTATACTCTGTACCATTACCTGCGGCACCTAGCTGACTATAATCAGCCGGAGTAGTGCCTGGCTCGGCAGTTTGCATAATTGCTTTATTCATATCAGCAGTGGAATCCGCACCATCTATGCCATATGCTTTGGCATTTGCGGCGTTGTTAGCCATAGTTTCTGCATCTAAAGCTGGCACATCTGGTCCACCACTGCCATTTGCAATATCATCCGCATTCATTTGTGATTGTGGTGTGACCGGCGTGCCGGGGGCGAGTGGGTCAGGGCCTGCGCCTGGCAGGGCTGTAGAATCAGGATTGTAGTAAGTACCGCCAGTTTCGGGATTAATTTTGAAACCGGGCATCAAGTTGCCGGCATCATCATATGCCGGCATTTTGCTAGGATCAAAAGCTGGCGCGGATCCGCCACTAAATGCTTGTTGAGCTTGTCCAATTCCGTATGCTGTTGCACCAGTTAAGAATCCAGACCACAGTGAGCTACTTAATTTGTTACCCAATAGCAACTTGTCAAACAGCTTTATACCACCAAGAATAGCCGCACCACCAAGTCCTGCACCACTTAATCCAGTTAATGCTATCAAACCTGCATAGATTGCGCCTTGCATAATTGGATGTGCGTTTGCAAATTCACGATATTTTTTAATTGCAGTCATTATTTTACCATCTTGCCCGAACTTGTCGCCGAGTTTTCTGGCTAATATGTCATAACTAGTATCAAAACTTTCTATGCCGCTTGAAATACCAATTTTTTTATCGACTGCTCTAAATGCGTTGGAAATTGCTGTTGCCGCATCTGTTGCCGTATCTTTGCCTTTGCCCAATAAAGTTCTGTTACTAGCACCACCTGGCATTTTACCAGCGGCTGTTACACCCTTTTCAATGTTTGCAAACAAGTCTAAAATTTCTTTTTCGCTCATTTGTCTCTCAACCAGCATACGACCAGCACGATTAAATGCTTTATAAGTTGTATCTTCTCTGATCATATCTTCGAACAAACGTGGTTTTGGTAAAATTGCGGAAATTTTCATGATTAACCTTTAATTAACGATAATGTATTTATATGGCGACGCTTTATTACGCAGTATTGCCTCTGATGTTCTTTAAGTAGTCTGACTGATCTTCTAGAGATTTAGCCATTTTTTCTAACAGTTTGTTTTGCTCTGTGAACATGGTATTACCAGCTTTGGCTAACTTAAGTTGCTCGGCCACTGACTTATTAATCAGCAAGTCTGGCTGTGTTAAATCCATTGCTTTAAGTGTTTCGGCATATTGTGTAGAACTTAATTTTTGTGCTTCTGATAATTGAGCCACTGTGGCTGCTTGTGTAGTTGGAGTTGCTCCGCCTTTGCCAACCGAAGTTCCAACTGCTTCTCCACCAGCTTTACCAGCAACACCACCACCCCAAGCACCCAATGCTCCACCAATTAATCCACCAATTATTGTACCTACTACCGGTACTACTGAGCCAACTGCCGCACCCATTGCCGCACCTGCCAAACCACCAGCAACACCACCACCAGCTTCACCAATGGCTCCGCCTTTTTGTTTAGATGCTTCTTCTTTGGTTATCTCGCCTTTTTCTAATCTCTTGGATATGTCACTTAGCTCACTTGCCATCATACCAACTGCTATAACTGACCCTGCGGCACCCAATGCTTTACCACCAACTTTTGCAATTGTTCCAAGTTTAGAAGGAGTTTTAGTGGGAGTACCTTTGTTTTTCCCACCGTCTAATAAATCTGATATACCAGGACCACCACTTGCCATTACAACATGGAAAGGATTGGCGGCTGATCCGTCAGGAGCACCACCACCAAGTACACCAGCTATGGCACCGGCGGCACCGGACTTGCCTTTATTTTGGAATTTTGCGGCTCTTCGTTGTTTACGGTTACCACCTTTGGGTCCGCCACCTTTGGGTCCACTCCCGCCAGGCGCACCCGGGCCAGTTGGAGTTGTTGGTGGCGGTGTTGTATTAGCTTTTGCTTGGTCATTTAGTTGGCGATTTTGTTTAAGTGATGCAAGTATGCCAGTGGCTGTAGCAATTGCACCAATTATTCCCACTGCTCCTTCAAGAATTTTCATCCAATTATCTTGAATAAATCCCAATGGTCCGGGTATTTTCTTCATCTCTTCAATTGCGGCGGTCATTAATTTGTTAACGGTTTTAACACCCTCAATATATGTATTCATGTGGCTAATAGCAAAAGTTTCTAATTCTACTCGTTGATTTTGATATGCCCTTTCCATAGCAATGTATTCGCCAGTAAGTTTGTCTTGCGTACTGGCGGCATTTTCAACAGAAGTTTTAACTTTTTCAAATGCTTCAGGTGTAAATTTTGCAATATCAGTTAACGTTTCATTAAATGCTGCCGCAATATCCCCTACGCCACCAACCCCGGCCATTGCAGCCATTCCGATTCCTTCGGAATTTTTTCTATCTTGCTGTATTTCGTCTTTGTATTTGGCTTTAATTTTTATAACATCTTCTGGATTTGTTGCAGTGGTTAGTTCTTGCATCATACTAGAGTAACCATTACTGCTTGCCATCATTACTGCACCAGTTTTATTGACCACAGTACCAAAAACTTGCATTTCCATAAAATCTTTTTGTTGCTGTTTGGTCATACCTGCCATAGCATCTTGCATTGCTCTTGCTTGTTCAGGTGCCATTTCTGCTAACTTATTTTGAAATGCTAGGTTATTGGCAGCTTCACGAGCTTGAGCAATTTTTGCTTTGGCATCTTCACCAGTAATACCTGATATCAGTCTGAGATCTTTGGCATATTTTTCTGTTTCTTGTGCTAGTTTGGCATCACTCATGCCACGGCCAGTTCCGTACTTGTTCATTTGGCCCATTACATCTGCAACTAGACCTGCTTGCTCCTCAAACGTAAATCCCAACTTTTGCAATCTTTCGCCAACACCAGAGTTATTAATTTGTGTGGTAACTTTGCCTAATTTTTCAGTTGCGCCTGTCATTCCCAACCCGCTGGCGGCTAAATCTTTGGCATTTTCCTTGACTACTTTACCAAATTGCTGTACTGTTAATCCAGCACCATGAGCCGCATCAATCATGCCAGTCATGCCGTTTGAAAATACGGCACCCGATGCGCTCATTGTCTGGAAACCTTCACGAACTTGTTCTAATTGTTTGCCTAAAAACTCTACTGCAAACTTGGCGGCTTTACCAGCACCACTCGCAAAAGCATCCAGCATCATGCCAGCTACTGATGCAGCCGCACCCAATGCTTTTAATTTTGGACCTCCAGCCATTGCTATCGTGCCAACGCCTTGGAGTCCTTTGCCGGCAGCAGATCCTGCTTCAGATGCTAGATCAATTGCACTGGTTAATAATCCAGTTCCAGACTGAATTGCGCCCGCGCCAGATTGTATACCACTAAGTCCTGACGTAAACTTACTAAATGCACTGCCGCTTAAATTTATTAACCCTTTAGAAAATCCTGCAAGAGCCGCGCCACTAAACATTACTGTTTTATTAAATATACCCACTGAGTCAACACTGGCCAATGTTGCTTTTTCTTTCTGTTTCTCAGCTAACTGTGTTTTAGACCATTGGTCTGTTTGTTTTGCTAATATTGCTAGTTCTTTTTCAAGAAGTTTTAATTTTTCTTGTTCTCGTGCTTTTAATTGTACATGTATTTTAACTTGATCTTTAAAACTATTACCTAAAAAGACCGAATCACTTTTTAATTTTGCAAATTGTGTCGCAAGAGCAGAAATCCCCAGCCCTTTTTCAACTGTTGAGTTTTTTCCAGAATCACTTTTGGCGATGCGCTCAAACGCTTCCAGTATCTTTTTTAACTGTTCATCTTGGTCAGGCATAATACTTTAAAATCCCCAGGGTTTTCTACACTATAAATATATGTATCAATTTATTTATGGGGGAAATCTTACATGGTTGACAACAATCAAAATCCACTAGCAAAACATTTCAGACAGCCATCAATCTATATCAAACTGCCCAGTGGTGGCAAATATTGGGCTGAAGGTAGTGTAGAACTACCGCTGAATGGGGAATTACCAGTATATCCAATGACCACCAAAGATGAGCTTACTTTACGTACACCTGATGCATTAATGAGCGGGCAAGGAGTTGTTTCTGTAATTCAAAGTTGTTGTCCCAATGTTAAAAATGCCTGGGATGCTCCAAGTATTGACATGGATACATTACTTATTGCTATCAGAATTGCCAGTTATGGGCATGATATGGATGTGGATTCGTTATGTGCAAAGTGTCAGGAACCCAATCGGTTTACTATTGACCTACGTTCAGCATTGGATTCTATTATTCCTCCTGACTACAATACTCCACTACAAGTAGGCGAATTGCGTATCAAACTTAAACCGCAGGAATACACAGAAACATCCAAAGCCAATGCAATGGGTTACGAAGAACAACGTATGGTAGCAAATATTAACGAGTCCACTCTTGATGCAGAAGAAAAAGCCCGAGCAATAGCCGCACAAATGAATAAGCTGATTGATATGACTACTGACTTGTTGGCCAAGAGTACTGCATATATTGCGCTATCGGAAGGAGATGTAGTCAGTGATCAGAATTTTATCAAAGAGTTTTATGCCAATGCTCCATCTACTATAATTAGAACTATCCAGGAAAAGATAGGACAAATGGCCACTGATGCCGCTATTAAACCATATCAAGTTAAATGTACTTCGTGTGAAGCAGAATACAGCATGAGTGTGGACTTCGATTACGCAAGTTTTTTCGACGCAGGCTTTTGACATTAGATGAACCTGGTCTCATTAAAATGCTTGAGAGTTACGACCAGGAGTCAAAAGCCTTAAAAGCAGAAGCACTACGTTTTTGCTGGGCGATGCGTGGTGGGTTAAATTACTCCGAAGCAATGGAGTTAAGCAAAGAATAACGAGAGATAATCTCGGAATTAATCAAAGAGAATTTTGAAATAACTAAGAAATCTGGAATGCCATATTTCTAAAAGTTCTGTATGTATCCCGATCCTACAATCATAAAGTGGTATTACTACCTGTGACAGCAGGCATCTAAATAATCATACTGTCCGCACTGGATGGTATTATAGGAGATACACAATATGGAAATTATTACCGCAGTTAAAAAATGGGCCAGTTCCCTGGCCGACTTGGGCGTAAGCATCATTGCCTTGTCCATCGTTCTAGAGGTTTTGTTTAAAGGGATTGCGATTCCTTTCTTCCCAGCTACCTCAGTGATCTCAAACATTACATCAATAGTGGCATCAATAGGTTCTCAAGGTTTAGTGGGTTTGGTAGCAGTTTGGGTATTGTATAGTATTTGGAAGAACAAGTAATCTAAATACCACAAAGGAATATATTGCTCATGGTTATTCTTAAAGTGATATATTCTTTTCCATCTTCTCTTAGTTGTTCTTCGAACAACTTTCTTCTTCGCTTACGCTCGAAGATTTTTTTATTCTTCTAATTGTTCTTTTAAGATATAATTATTAAGTGCTTTTATATAGCTTCATCTAGATTAACTAGTCATAATTTGCCTGAATCGGCAAAAAATGACTAAGGCACTTCATCTGAGTTGCACCAGCCACTGATCTAAAGAGATTGTATTTCTACACGGAGGCGGTTGTCCTGTACCCCCTACTCTAGCATTTGTCATAACAACGGGACCTACGTTACACGGATCAGCGATGTAACCTCGGTATGGGATGTATCTTTTTCACAGAGCCCAGAATCGTTTAAAGCCTATAAAGTTTGCTTCTTGCCTGCAACGCTCCAGCTAATCTGACGGCAACAGGGGATACCTGGCAGTCTCAAGGAGGGTCGAGCTATCCCGACCAAACAATGTTGCTATGTAAATGCCTATACTACTGTGTGAAAAATTCAGAATCGGGCTGTTTTAAGAATGTGCCAAGTTTGTATATGTAATAATTTTTATATTTAAAGGATTCTGGTGTGCCTGCGATCGGGTTTTGTAAAAATACTATCTCTGGAACGTTGTTGTATTTAACAATAAGTGCCAATTTTTTGCCTGAGTTGATACTGTCTTGTACTACTTGCCCCAACCAGTCATCCCATTGTTTCACTGTGTGCTCTACAATGCTCTGAAAGGTCGGTGCAGTCTTGTAATGCTTACATTCTACACTAAATGCAAAGTTTCTGGGGCATATTAAATCCCCAAATATTGCATAATCCATACTGTGTGTTGCTGTTCGTTGCGTATTACTACCCCCGAAAAAACTACCACTGTCAGGGTTACGTCTAAATCCCTGCTCAATACCTAATATTCCAGCAAATCGCTCGCTTAGTAAATTGGCTATTTTACGTTCAAAGCCATTTCCCTTCTGCTTGCCATTCACTCGTTTAGTCATTAGGCCTTCGCAGTCATTGCGTTTTTCTTTTCCTGGATCTCGACTCTACGACTTTTCGTTAACTTAGATAGCTCACTCAGTGCCTTTCTGGCACGTCCGGCAGCAGCCTTGTTGCTCTTGACTTCAAATGCTTCTTGCTCTTTGGTATAAGTTTCAACGGCGGCCAAAATTGATTCATGTGTACTCATTTGCTTCTCCTTGTTATAGTTAGTTATCTAGTTTTACCCAGGATCATAAATTTTTAAATGTTACTGACTTCTGTGCTGTTTTCATACGTAGTAAATCCATTCTCTTTGATTACTCTGAGAATGTTATTAACACGAGCACTGAGTTCGTCCTTGTGACTGACCAACCAAATACTCTTGTTTAATTCCCTGCTCATCTTCTTTAGCATACCCAGAGCATTGTCTACTCCACTGCTATCCAACCCATTGTCAATTAATTCGTCAATAAACAACAAGTTGATGGGCTGATATAAACTTTCCCAAACATCACGGAATGCCCAGCTTAAACTTAATATCAGTCTGGTACGTTCTCCCCTTGATAAATTATCAAAATCCAACTCACGGCCCAGCTCACTGATCTCTACAGTTAGGTCATTCATGAATGTAACAGTGTGTGGTAAACCAATCTTTTCCAAATATTGACCTAACCGCATATTTAAATAACCCAAGTTTTGATCAATAATACGTTTACGTACAAAGCTATCTTTGTTAGTTAACAGTTTTAATAAAAACTCCTGATGCTCTTTGACTGTGTTGAGTTGATTAATTGTTTCGTAATCTACCTCCACCACAGCCTTGTGACGCATCTCGTCTATTTGCTCAGTATACGGATCAACTTCCTGTTCCTTGGTCTCTAACTGTTGCCCCAGAGCATCCAATTGATTTTTGTGATTGAGTGCATGTTCAATATCGTCGTAAAATACCTTGGGTGCTTTACCCAACGCACCCAACTCCTTTAATGTTGTGTGATGTTCTAGTTCCTGTGTATCGTCAGCCAACCACTGCAATGCGGCTTCGGTTAAACTGGCTTGTTTGGTTGTTTTAATTTCGTCCTGTTTACCATCATGGATAGTTTGTCCACACGCATAACATTCGTGATTGTCTAATGCGGCAATTTCCTTGTTTAGTTTGTCCTGAGTCTTTTCCAGTTTAGCTTTGCTGTCAGTACATTGTTTAATATACCGGTTGCAATCGTCTATTTGTTTTTTACGATCGTTAAACGTATCCAAATCACGATGAGCTTGAATTTCATCTTCAATGTTGATGTTAACTAACTCGCCGATGGCTCTGGATAATCTGATCTTGTCTTCTTCCAGTTTATTGCACCATAACCGTTGACGTCGTTCCAATGCTTCAATTTGTTCCTTGATACGCACATTGGCTTCTTCGGTAGCTTTGATTTTGTGTTCTTCTTGAACAATTAAATCTTTTGTGCTTTTAGTTTGTATCTTGAGAGTTTCTGCCTTTTCACTTAGCAATGTAATACCCAGCAATTGCTCAATGATATTGCGCTGTTCTGTGGCTTTTAAGTTAAGAAACGGCTCAGTATACGTGTTTAATGCCACTATATGTTTAAACATATCGTGACCCACCCCCAGTATACGTTCTATCTCTGATTGTGTTTCACGACTGTCTCCCTGGCTTTCGTTAGACGCAGATGCCTCTGCACCATCTTCTAGTCGTTCAACATCATTGACATAAAACTTTAAAAATGTAGGACGACGTCCACGTTCAATGCGATATTGATTTCCGCCGTGTTCAAACTCCACAGTAACAACCATGCTCTTGGCATTGGTTTTATTAATTAGGTTATCTTTTTTAATGTTGGTTAATGCTTGTCCAAACAATGCATAACTCAACGCATTGGCAATAGTGGTTTTGCCGGTACCATTTCTAGCACCAGCATCATCACCACCCAGATCCAGATTCTCGCCCAATACCAATGTGAGATCATAACGATCAAAGTCAATTGCTTGTGTAACGTTACCCACACTCAGAAAATTCTTTACCGTGAGATTCTTAATTTTGAACATTAAAGGTTCCTGTAAATATCTAGCAACAGATTTTTATCAAAGTGATCACTATCAATATTATTAATATTAGAGGTTACAATTTGATCAACACTCTCAAATATAATCTCTGCACCCAGGATATTCTCAGACAATGCTGTGTTTTTAGGTGGCATCAATGTAATCTCACGTAAATGATATTTGTCTATGAATGTTTCTTTAATAAAGTTGGCTTCTTCGTAGCTTAAATCAACATCTAAATTGACTCTAACGTGTTGTCGTGGCTTAAGCAAATTATCAGCATCAGACAATAAATCACTAAGTTTGAGTACAGCATATGTGGGTTGATCTGGCCAACTATGATATTCTGGCTCCTTGCCCCATTCCAATATCATACAACCACGTTTCTCGTCTCCAGCATCAGCATAGTTATGTGGGAAACAATTACCCACATAGGTGATATTGTTGTGTTGTTGCCGTTTGTGGAAATGCCCGCTGAACACCTGACCGATATGACCAAAATGCTCACGACGTATATCGCCGTGTTCGGGCATCTGTACCATGGCATTCATGTAAAAATGCGGCAACTCAAAATGTCCAAACATATAGTCTGCAGATATTTTAGGTATACGTTTGTAATCATCGGCTACCAACCAGGGTACAATGCTGACACCGTCTGCTTTAAAGAAGTCGTTGACAATTTGTACGTTGGGGATATGTTTGGCCCACTCGGCACTTTGTATGTCACGTTTATCTCTATAATACAGATCGTGGTTGCCGGGAATAAAGAATGTTTGATCAAATGTACTACTCATCAATTCTAGACATTTGAGACTGTAGCTTAATGTCATGATATTGATGCTGGCACGATTATTGTGATAGTCACCCATGAAAATACAGACATCACAGCCCTGTGACTTTCCCAAGCCACAGGCCCAAGTAATGAATGCTAAACAGTCTTCGTTATGTAACTTTGAGTTGGACTTTAGCCCGAGGTGAAGATCAGTGAATACTATTGCTTTTTTAAATAGGCGCATAGCATCAATTATATAACATTATAGTGGACTATAGCAACCACTCTATTCATCGTTTTGTGTAGATTTTTGCATTTGTCGTGTGTATGATGGATTCAAATTGTGCATTTCAAGAATGTCATCACGCATATTTTGATTACGTTTTTCCACGTTTAACACACGGGTAAATGAATTGGTAATAACCGCAGTATAGTAAGCAAACGGGTTATTACTTTTATTTTCATCAAACTGTAAACCAATCTGACTTAGCTGTAGCAATGCTTGACTACGCATTTCGTCGTTATAGGTGTATCCACGCCAGTTACTACGTGTAGCATAACGCTCACATAATTTCATAAACATCAATGCTAATTTGTTGGTCATTTTACCATGATCACGGGAATATTCGCCACCACTTAGTGTACCTTTCCAATGACTTTTAGCAACACATTTGGGCAAGTTATTCTTATCCAACCTATAATGTTGAAATGGTGGGAAGTTAACTTTGATATATTGTGTAACAGGCTCAACATCTGCATCATATTCAGTGTCGGTGCTGTCTTTTTCGTCCATAGCAGCCATTTTAACTTTATCTACCGGGATATGATCCCAGGTCATTACTCTGAAAATTACGTCAGTATCCAAAATATCTTTGGGTTTGATCTTATTTTTATCTAACTTAACCGTTGGATCTATTTTGACCGCTTGTTCGTACTCCAGCTTACTTAACCGTTCTGCACGAGCTTTTTTAGCCTTTTTTACATTTTTAGTGTTGATTTCGTCAACACCTTTTAAGATCATGTCGTAATCCACATCGCGATCGGTCTTATAACTACAATAAGATGTTTTGCTTTTGTGAATCTCGCTCAGCAGATCTTTGTTGTTTAGATAATTAATTCTCATAGTATTGGGTCCTTGTTGGTGATACTTAATACTAGTACATTTTAGCACAAATAAATAGATGATACAATGGGTTACCGATAATTTATGCCAAAAATTTCATCAATACTAAAAACAAGGACAGGACAATAATATGGCCCTCTTTACAAGCGATACGCTAGTTACTGACCCAACTACTGGCCTTCAACGCCAGTATGGCGACCTGTCTGAAACAGCAAAACAAATAGTGAGAGATAAGGATATTCGGGACAATCTCAAACTATCATACGGGCCAAATCCTCCTGCTCAAGTGCTTCAAATATTTGGATTGAAACCAGAGATTACACTGGCACCAGCCGAACAGCAAAAAAAGATTTTGGCAGCACAACAAGCAGAATTATCAGCCGCAACAAATAAATTAACAGTTTTAAGCACTCAAGAAGCGGCGGCATACGAAACAGCCAATAGTTTTTCGCGGGCCGAACAAAAGCAATTAAATTCTGCGGTCGAAACAGCCAAAGCCGCTGGTGCATCGCCACAAGAAGTTCAAGCATTGCAAAATAAAGCTGATCAATATGCCAGCGACAGATCCGATGCATCAGATGCGGCTCACAAAATATCTGAACAAGTAAACACAACTCAACGTATAGTTGAAGCGCGAACAACAGACGTAAATCACATAGCTACTGCCGAAGCGGCCGGAACTATAGCAGGTGCTCAAATTGTTCCTGAAGGCAATCGAGCAGTGACTAATACGTCAACATTGGCAACGGTACCAACAGTTGGCGGACAGCCTGCTGATAATGCCAACCCAGATACTATTGCATCACTAGCTAAAGAAGCAGCCAATGCGGCCAAGGCAGAGAAAGACAGTGCATATGGCTCCATGCTGGTAGCACAAGAAGAGCTTGCTGCGACCACACCTGGCACACCAGAACACGACGTCGCACAAGAAGCATTAATTTTTGCCACAAATGATTATGCTCGCTCAAGTGACAATGCAGAACTTGCAGAAGCAGAAGCACAAGATGCCGCCGATACTGAAAACGATGAAAACAATGAAGCAATTGCTGATGATCCGCAAGATCCAACAGAAGGATATGAAAGTGAAGAAGCTGAAGATGAAGGTGAGCAACCAGAACAGCTGGGATTAAGTCAATCAGAAATTGATGAAAAAAACTGGGAAGATTCTGAAGATGAGACTGGCAGCTCAGCTCGGTTAAGAGGGGCTGGATTAAATGCAAACGGATCACAGGGAGCTCAATCATCAGCATTTGATACTAACCGGGCAGTGTCACCAAGTAACAACGGCATGAGTTTTGATGCAGATTGGCGAGTACGTATGGTATTGCCATCGGCATTGGCCAGCAGATTATGCACTGGAATAATGGAACCGTTAAAAGGTAGCGGAGTGGTATTTCCATATACACCAAGTATCACAGTGACATATGCGGCAGAATGGACATCACAAAAACTAACTCATAGCAACTATGCCGCGCAATTTTATAACAGTAGTGAAATACAAGATATACAATTGCAGGGTATGTTCACAGCACAAAATCAAATCGAAGCAGAAATGATGTTGGCTATACTTACGTTTGGTAAAATGGTTACCAAGATGTTTTTTGGAGCAAGCACAGATGCTGGATCGCCACCGCCAGTGTTACATCTGTATGGGCATGGCGACTATCAGTGGAAGAAAGTGCCAGTAGTAGTCAAGAACTTCACATATAATTTATCAGCTGATGTTGATTATATACCAGTTAAAAAATATGGCAACACCAGAGTACCAAGTCAAATTGACAATATGAGTTTTACAGTTGCACCAATCTACAGCAGAGAGCAAGTGAGGAAGTTTGATATGAAAACATTCGCCAGTGGCGAACTGATCAAAGGAGGATTTATTTAATGGCTGACTATAGCAAATCCAGTCCATACTACGATACGTCATCGTATGGCAACTTTTTAGATGTTATGAATAAGCGAACTTTTCCTATGCAAGTTGATGATGTACAAGTAACATTGACTGAGGCATACAGAAATAGACCAGACTTATTGGCATATGACTTATATCAGGATTCCAGATTGTGGTGGGTATTTGCGGTACGTAATCCAAACACAATCAAAGATTCAGTATTTGATTTTGTTCCAGGATTACAAATTTTTGTACCTAAAAAACAAAACCTAACTACAGCGTTGGGCATCTAATATGGCTGTTACACAAGAACAAGTTAATCAAGCTAAAGCTGATGAAAAAAGCACCAGCTATAAAGTTAATAATTTATTATCAACCGAAGAAACATTGAGCGGTGAAGTATCTAAATATGAAAGCACTATTGCAAGAGCCGAACGTGTGCTTGCAAAGGGCGATACCCTGTTACCAACTGGGCAAGCAGACTACGATAGCGCAAAAGCTAACTTGGCGACAAAAATTAGCGCATTGGCAGCATTACGCTCTGACTTAATAACCGCTCAGGCAGAAAAAAAAGCATTAACCGATGCGCGACTACAGTTGGAATCAGAATTACAGGCACAAGAAAAACCAGTAGTTGCTACTACACCAGAGACTGAAAAGGCCGCACAGCCCACAGCTGAAACTGCGGCATCCGTACCACAGCAAAGTACCCAAGCCGAACCGCAACCTATTCCTTCTGGCACATTAACTGCTGAAGAAAAATCTAGACTTGATAATACAGCTTCTCAGCAAACATATATCACCGATGATTTACCACTCCCTGGCGGCACTACAAATGCAGATGATAATTCCAAAGAGAATACTGCCGAACCCCCAGTACCAGTTAACGCATCCAGTGGTCCAGAAGCAACCACCGGCACAAGTCAAGATACTGGTAAAACGTCAACCAGCAACAACCCAAAATTTGAACCAATAACGAATCCATTACATGGTTATGCCACATATACATACAACTTAAGTTTACATATCTTGCCAAAAGATGCATTTAATAAACTGCAAGACACTGGCGAGTATAAAGCAGACGGAAATCGTGTATTGGTAGCTGGTGCTGGCAGAGTTGATACCACAACCTTTTCTAGGAATAAAAATTGGGAAGCAGATTTTTATTTCGACGCATTTAAAATGACTTCGGTTATTGGACATAACAGTAAAAACAAAGGTACTAATTCACTTGAGATGAGTTTTACCATTATAGAACCATATGGGATTAGTTTTTTAGATAGATTAATCAATACCTGTGGTGACTATGGTATTAAGAATTATATGTCAGTCCCATACATAATTCAATTGGACTTTTTTGGGTACAGTGACAAGGCTATTCAAGGTAACGAACCGTACAACCCAGTTCGAGTTCCTGAAGGGACTAGAATTTTCCCAATTCGGCTATTGAGTATGTCTATAGCATTTGATCAGAAAGGTACCACATATAATTTTACTGCGGTACCTTACAATCATTCTGCACTTAGTGAGTTAAACGTTACCTTGCCTACCACTACAACTATTAGAGCTGGTGGTACTCGTTTACTTACAGATTTCTTTTCAATGAATGAGGACGAAGCGGCCTCACTTAGTTCAGCACGTGGTGGCGCAACCAAGGAACGAAAAGATAAAGCAATTGCTGACATGGTTGACGCCCGACAAAAAGAGATAGACAAATACAATAAAGATTTACCTGAGTTGCAAAAGAAATACGAAGCAGAACTATCACGACAAGCTGCCGCACCAGGGCAGAATACTTCTGGAAGCGGAGCGGTACCAGTGGCAACTAAGCCTATGCAACCTCCTCCAACTCCACTTACTACAGAAACAGCCACAGTGGAATATGATAAAAGGAATTCAAACAGTATTGCTAAACCAACAGGAACCCATGCAACTGGGTTAGCCACAGTATTAAACGAATATAACAGATTTTTACAAAAGGAATACAATTTAGTTGGACCACCAATTATATATAAGTTTTCGTTTTTACCACCAATCGACAAGGCAACAATAGGCGATCCAGGGCGACTACCTGGTGATACTGCACCCATGGAGACTAAAAAACCAGTAGAACAAAATGCTGAAACTCTTAGACCAGGCGCACAAACGCCTACCGCAACATCTACTGCACCTATAATTAGTGGATCGGCTGATATAAAACAAATGATTAAAGATCACGAAGGTGTTAGAAATGTACCATATCAGGATAGCCTTGGTCTGTGGACAGTGGGTGTTGGACATTTGATTGGTAATGGTAGAGTTAAACCTGAAATGCGAACTTATTCGGCAGCAGAAATTGATGCGCTGTTTACTCAAGATTTTAATTCACACGCAAAAGCCGCCGAAAGCATTCCGGGATTTAAATTATGTAATGCCCAAGGACAAGGAGCTCTAATTGATTTGACATTTAATATGGGTAACGCTTGGTATTTGGGCTTCCCAGCTTTCACTAAAAAATTATCAGCTGGGGATTTTTCTGGAGCAGCCGCCGAACTTAAAAATAGTCAATGGTATGGGCAAGTTGGTAATAGAGCACCAAAAATTGTTTCAATGATTGCAGGTGCCGGTGGCGGTGGTCCGACCACTGGTGGTATTGGAGCGGCTGCAACAGTGGGGACTACTGATTGCCCACCAACTAACCCTCAAACACCTGCGGCAGAGCAACCAGTTGGTATAGCAACATCACAACAGTTTGCGGCATTGACCGGAACTGATGTGGTTTTTCGAGAAGGTACCAGTATACTTACGGTTATTAATCAAATGATGAAAAGTTCAGATTATATAACCAATCAACTTAAAATTGAAGTGGATACTGCGATGGAGAATGACACCAACAAAGCACAAGATCCAGTCAAAGCCAAAGAACAGTTGACAAAAGCAGGAGATCCGCTCAATCACTTTAGAGTTACACCAATAATTACGATGGGGGAATTTGATCCTCAAAGAAATGACTATTGTAGAGAAATCACATTTGTAATTTCTCCTTACAAGATGCACGGAGTAATTTATCCAGGCATTAAAAAAGGCACCGTACCTCGAGATGTTGATTGCGTTAAGGAATACAATTATCTGTTTACTGGTCAAAACGTAGATGTGACAGATTTAAAAATTAACTTTGATTCTTCATTTTACACCGCGGTTTCTGCTAGACCAGCTCGATTACAAGACGTTAATAATTCAGCCGCCGTGATCGCCGCCAAAGCCGAAGCAGAAAACACTGGTGAAGGTAAACAAGATTCTAAATTTAATAAAGTAATACCAACATCTTTAGTTTTTGCTCCGGCCATGCCGGGCGGGAATAAGTTAACACAAGCACAAACTGATGCAATGCTGGCCAATGACTTAATGGCTAACATATATAGTGGATCGGTTGATACTTTACAAATGAGTATGGAAATTGTTGGTGATCCTGGATATCTACAACAAGAAGAATTTACAGTTAGCCCATCAACTGCATATCGTGAGATATCAACCGATAACCCCAACGCTCGGACATATAAAGATGGTAGTTTGATTATGAGCGATAAAAATTTATTAATAAAAGTAAATTTTAAATTTCCCACTGATATAGATACTGAAACTGGGTTAATTAAGTTTCCTGGTGCGAATGATTCGGCCCGCAGATCTGGTGGAACTGCTGATACAATGAATGCGTTTACTGGTATATATAAAATTTTAACTATTGAAAATACATTATCTGGAGGACTATTTAAACAGAAACTTGAAATGGTAAGGTTATATAATGATCCAGATGCCAACAAAGCCAACGTTACAAAAGCAAGTGCTCTTACTGCGGCAGATCAAGAGGATGCAGATATGGGCGCGGCAATGACAGCCAATGCTGACCTAGAAACCACAACTGCCACATTAACCACCACACCAACAGTAACAACCACAACTGCCACATTAACAACCACACCAACCACATCAAGATTAAGTACTGCTGGATCGACATTTGTGGAAAACAAAGGCGGTGCGGTTACTGGGATAACTAGAGTTGATGAGCTTGGTCGAAGTCAAGCAACGCAACATCAAGAAAGAAATGCTAGAATACGCGATGAAAATGCTGTAATTGCGGCAGAAAAATCTAGAATTGCAATGTCGAACATTAATCCTGATACTGGTGAGCGACTGGGTGCTTACACCGGCCCAGTACGTGTCCCAGGTGCGCTAAGTTTAGCAGAACAAAGACAAGCGAGAAATGCCGCCGCTCGTGCCGCAATGAAGAACTAAAATATATGGAAATCTAATATGCCAATTGAACGATCACAAACAACCAATAAACCAGCACCGTTTACACAGGAAGGTGCAAAAGATGGCTCAGTAGTAAATTCTGGGCCATACATTGCCGTTGTTAAAAACAACGTTGACCCACAACGCATGGGCAGATTACAAGTATATGTCGGTTTACTAAGTCCAGAAGAAGACGACAACACTAAGTGGGTTACGGTAAATTATGCACCACCATATTATGGACATTATACTACTGACATAGATAGTAAAGAAGACAAAAACGGATACTATACAACTAGACAATCGTATGGTATGTGGATGGTGCCACCAGATATTGGCATTAAAGTATTGGTAATTTTTGCTGAAGGGGATATTACAAAAGGATTTTGGATTGCTTGTATAATGGATGCACACAATCATTATATGGTACCCAGTATGGGTGCAAGTATAAACAGTGATTGGATAACCGATAATAAAGAAATTCCTTCCGATAGACGACCAGATCGAGTTCCGGTAGTAGAATTTAATGATAGAAATAAAGATTTAGGATCTCAACCAAATTGGGAAAAGAATAATAAACCATTGCACCAAGAACAATTGTTGCAATTACGCAAACAAGGGTTGGACTTTGATTACGTTCGTGGACCAATTCTCAGTTCAAGTCAACGCGAAAGCCCCAGTCAAGTATTTGGTATTAGCACACCAGGTAGATTAATTAATAGAAAAGATGTAGCTAATAAAAAAATACGTAAAGGTGGACATACCTTTGTGATGGATGATGGAGATACCACTGGGGCAAATAATTTTTTACGACTAAAGACTGGTGGTGGGCATCAAATATTGATGCATGATACCAGTGACTTTATCTATATCAGCAATTCCAAAGGTACCGCTTGGGTAGAACTAGATGCATCTGGCAACATAGATATTTTCAGTGAAGGCACATTTAGTCTTAGAGCAGCCAACAGTATTAATTTACATGCTGACAAAGACATTAATATGTATGCTGGTAACAAACTAACAGTTGTGGCAGAACAAGGTACAGATTTACAGAGTTTGTATGTCAACCTTAATTCATCCAAAGATACTACAATTCATGCGTGTGGTACATTAAATTTTAAAAGCGGTGCAATTACCAATTTAGATGGTGGTACGGCAATAAACATCAAAGCATCAGGGGCATTGTCATTGCGTGGTGAGAAAGTAAACTTAAATTGTGGTGGTACTGCTACTGTGCCTCCATTAGCCGACATTCCTCGTTCCTCATATCCAAACGCATTATTAACAGCAGATAGTTATAGAAGCTCGCCAAAACGTATAAGCAGTGTAGCAACACGAGTACCAACACATGAGCCTGATATCAATCACAATGTCATTGCTGAGCAAATTAGAAATCCAAATGCAATTGCAATGACTGATGCAGAAGCAAAAAAACAAGGTACTGAAGGAGTGGTACCTCCTCCACCAGCAAAGAATTGTGTTACCAGCACTGGTACTCCTGTGATTGAAGGAGTTCCAAATAGTGCAACACCACCTCCTCCGGTAGATAACAATAAGGCTGTTGCGGCAGTTCCCAAGGATGCTGGAACCCTAGCAAATAATCTTGGTAAACAACCAGACCCAGTGGTCGCAATAGGTACATTAACCAAAGATGAAACCAAAGCATATATGGTAGGAATGGCGGCACCTGACATGAAATATGATGCAGTTACGTTGGGAGGATTTGTGGGCAAATATCAAATGGGTGCTGGTGCATTAGTTGGCGAGGGATTAGTCAGCAAAGATTTGTACTCCTTGTATGGTGGGTTGAGTAGTGGTAATCAGGTATTAAATGACCCAGGTGCTTGGACTGGTATGAATGGTATAACCAGCAAAGCTCTGTTCTTACAAGCACCAGGTGTACAAGAACTTACTATGCAATCGTTTACCGAAAGCAATTTCCGCAGTTGTGTGGGCAACGGAGCAATTAAACCAGGCGACGGTGCCGCAGATGTAGCTGGAGTATTGGCATCAGCACATCACCTTGGTGCAGCCGGAGCATATATCACTAGATATGGTCAATCTACTGCCGATAGTATTGGAATGTCTGGATTAGCCTTCGTGGCCAAGGGAAAATTTGCTATAAATACGTTAACAAATAATGGGAGTTTGATTGCATAATGGCTACGTACAAAGGATTTAATACTCAATCAGCCAATCGTAAATTTAGATTAGCTGATTTTGAGTTGATTAAGCGTGATTTAATAAATCACTTTAATATAAAGCGTGGTGAAAAACTTATGCGCCCTACGTTTGGCTGTGGAATATGGGCTCATTTATTTGAACCACTTATGGAAGATACCAGACAAAAAATAGTTGACGAGATTAAACAAGTTATAGATTATGAACCTAGAGTTAATGCTGATAAGGTCACGGTAACCAGTTACGACCAAGGTGTTCAAGTGGAAATTATTTTAAGTCTAGTAAACTCTAATCAAACATCAAAGCTAATTATGCAATTTGATCAGAACAAAAATGCAGTAATGAGCCTTTAATAGTGCAGTATTATAAGCTACATAAATATTAAAATAGAGTAAATTATGGCACAAATTACACGACAACAAACATTATTGGTTGCAGAAGACTGGACCAAAGTATATCAGAGTTTTAGAAACGCTGACTTTAAAGCCTACGACTATGAAACGTTGCGTAAGTCCATGATTGACTATTTACGTCTATATTATCCAGAAGATTTTAACGATTTTATTGAAAGCAGTGAATATATTGCATTAATCGATCTAATTGCATTCTTGGGTCAAAACTTAGCCTTCCGTGCTGATCTTAATGCCAGAGAGAATTTCATTGATACTGCTGAACGCAGAGATAGCGTATTGCGGTTGGCACGGTTAGTCAATTATCGACCACAACGAAACGTTCCAGCCAGCGGTGTATTAAAAATAGATAGCATATCTACAACTGAAGAAATATCAGACAGTGATGGGGTTAGTTTATCCAACGCATTAATATTTTGGAATGACAATACCAATTCAAATTGGTATGAGCAGTTTGTTACAGTTATGAATTCAGCGATGATCTCAGGACAGCGAGTTGGTAAACCTGGAAACAGTCAATATCTTAATGGTGTTAAAACAGACGAGTATAGTTTAAGGTTGTCATCACAGGGCAGTAACGTATATAAATTTAAGTCAGAAGTAAATGGTAGCAACATGATATTTGAAGCAGTAAGTGGTACTACCATAGGGCAAAGTTTTATATATGAAAGCAGTCCAAACGTTAGTTCAACTTTTAACCTTATTGCTAGAAACGACAATTTAGGTAATGCCAGTAACAATACTGGATTCTTTGTGTTGTTTAAACAAGGAGAACTGCAAAGTGTATCATTAAATTTCCAGGAAAGTTTAGTAAACAGAGTGGTTAGTATCAACACTGATAACATAAACAATCTGGATATTTGGTTGTATCAACTTAACAGTTTAAATTTTGCCACTGCACAATGGGCACAATTACCCAACATAAGCAATACAAACATTGCTTATAACACTGTTAATAATGTTAATAGAAAAATATTTGAAGTTGCATCACGTGGTAATGATCAGATTGATTTAGTTTTTGGTGATGGTATATTTGCTGATATCCCACAAGGCCCATTTACTTTATTTTACAGAACTAGTAATAATTTAGATTATAGAATTACTCCTGACGAAATTAGCAATGTGCAATTGTCTATTCCATATCTTAGCAAAGCCGGTAGAACAGAGACATTAACTCTATCTGTTAGTTTAAAGTATTCAGTAACTAATGCAAAATCCAGAGAAACTCTGTCAGATATTAGAACTAACGCTCCACAACAATACTATGTACAGAATCGCATGGTCAATGGTGAAGACTACAATATTCTTCCATTTACAAAATTCAATAACTTAATTAAAGTTAAAGCAGTTAACCGAACAAGCAGTGGTATTAGCCGTTATTTGGATGTATTAGACACTACTGGGAAGTATAGTAGTACAAATATCTTCTGTGATGATGGTATCGTATACAGACAAGATACTGCTCTAACTCAGACATTTGAATTTACAACCATAAGCGATATTCAACAAGTAATTGAAAGTAAAATATCACCTATTTTAAATGATCAAGCAACTAAACATTTTTATTACTCTTACTTTACTCGGTATACATTAACCAATACTTACTGGAATCAACAAACTATAGGCACTAATACTGTTACTGGTAATTTCCAACAAAGCAATGGAGATTTATTGCAAATTGGTGCATATGTAGGTGCTCCGCGTATTCATTTACGCCCTGGTGCTATAGTAAAATTTGATGCTGGCGCAGGTAATTACTTTGATATTAATCGTACTATTCAAACAGGTACCCCAACATATGAAAGTGAATCTCGCTACATATACACATCAATTAAGTCTGTTGATAGTGATGGCACTTTTGATGCGGCTGAGATAGCATCGTTTGGTAATGGACCTGTTGCATTAACAGATATTATTCCAGATGGTGCCGAAGCAATACAGGTAATTGCACCATATGTAGATTCCTTAAACAGCACAGTACGGCAAGAAGTTGTGGATTATATTGACCAATATCAAAATTTTGGATTGGGGTATGATCCAGTAACGTTGGCTTGGTATACTATTTCTCCCAACGATTTAAATGCAACTGGTAGTTTTAGTCAAACATATGCGACAGTTGGCGCAAATAGTAACTTGGATGCAAGTTGGTTAATTAAATTTACGGTCACTAATGCAATCTACACTATTACATATCGTGGATTAGATTATTACTTTGAAAGTGAATTACAAACAAGATTTTATTTTGATAATACACAACGAGTATTTGATCCCAAGACTGGATTAGTGGTTACTGATCAAATCAAAGTATTAAAAATTAACTCACAACCTGACTCAGCTACCCCATTGATAACACCCACTACGTTAGCGGTATATGATAGTGTAGTTGGTGCTGATGGATACGAAAATAACGAAAGAGTTCGTGTGACATTTAATGATATAGACGACGATGGAGTTCCGAATAATCCAGATTTTTTCATTGATGTTGTTGCACCCAGTGTTAATACTACCTCAAAGAGAGTTTATTACAAAATAGAATCTAACGAAGATCGTACTCCAATATCCAGTGGTGATATAATATTACAACATACTACACAGGCCGCTATTAATGCAGCCAAAACTAGATATACAAATGGCACAGTATTTTATGCCAGTACTGACGATAAATTCTATGTATTGACTATTGCTGGTAATACCAGAACCATTACAGTATCGACCAGCTACGAATATAAAGTTGGTAGGCAAGATTTGTCCTTTCAATATAGACACAATAGTCCAAACAATAGACGAATTGATCCGTCACCAAACAATATTATAGATTTATATCTATTAACTAAAAATTACAGTGATGATTATGTGCGTTGGGTAACTGATGCAACCGGAAAGATTACAGAACCAACTATTCCTAGCAGTGAAGATTTACTTTTAAATTTCTCAGATTTAGAAAATTACAAGATGATAAGCGATACCATAATTTACAACACCGCAGTATTTAAACCATTGTTTGGTGCAAAAGCCGCACCAGCATTGCGTGGTACTTTTAAAGTAGTTAAGAGTTCAGTAATTAACATTAGTGATACTGAAATTAAGTCTCGACTTATCACTGCATTAAATGAATATTTTTCTATTGACAATTGGGATTTTGGTGAAACATTTTATTATACTGAACTTAGTGCATATTTACATAATAAATTAGCTTCTTATATTAGCAGTGTCGTTATTGTATCACAGGACGCTAATCAGAAGTTTGGTAATTTATTTCAAGTCAATGCCGGACCGGATGAGATTTTTGTCAGTGCAGTAACAGCCAACGACATTCAGATCATCCCAGCAATAACAAATGCACAACTTAATCAGGTATAATTATGGCAACTAGAACTATTAAATTACTACCACAAATATTTCAAACTGACCACAATAAGAAATTTCTTAATGCTACATTAGATCAATTAGTAACTAAAACAAGCCTTGGGAGAATACATGGGTACATCGGTCGTTCCACCAGTCAAGCACATGCTCAGGGAGACAATTATCTACCAGAGTTAACTTTAGAACGGCAACAATATCAGTTAGAGCCAGGTGTTGTGGTATCGATACCCAATCAGGAAAAGTTTGTATCTAATTATGCTGATGTATTATCCTCGATCAATTTTTATGGTGGTAATAATAGCAATCATGATAGATTATTTTCAAATGAGTATTATAGTTACGATGGTCAATATGACTTTGATAAGTTCATTAACTACAGCCAATATTATTGGTTAACAAATGGATTAGACTCGGTTGATGTTGGTGCAAGTGGGGTATTGTTTAATCAAGACTACACCGTTACCAGAGTCCCGTCAGATAACGCTTATAAACTCAGTGGGCTCAAGCAACTAAATCCAACCATCATATTAGCTCGTGGTGGTACATATACATTTAATCTCAACCAAGATGGCAATAGTTTTTATATACAAGCAGAGCCTGGTGTTTCTGGAGTATATTCTAACCAAACAAATGAAAGTACTCGTGACATTTATGGAATGATGTATAATGGTACTGACAGTGGAGAAGTAATATTTGGTGTTCCACAACGTACCGCACAAGATTGGATTTTGGAAGCACCAGAACAAACTGTCGTTGACTTTGCAACTAGTTTAACATTCAAACAATTACATAACCTAACACTGGATCGGTTTAAAAGTTTATACGGTAGTATTGATAGCGTTAGAGATATTGAAAACAAGACATTAATTTTTGTTAATAATTCTGTAAATGATGAAGATTGGACATCATTCAACATTTTCGATGACTATCAACATGCATTTGATGAGGAAGCATATGATGTGGGTACAATAGTACCAACGATTCGTCGCCAGGGGATCTTCTCGCTTCAGGTTGACTATACCTACTCTACTCCAATTATTAAATTACGATACTTAAATGAGTGTCAATCCGGTAATAAGATCAAGATCGCAAGCGGAACAACTTATGCGGCCAAATACTTTTATAAAAATCCGCACAACTACCGATTAGAATTATTACCACCAGTTACAGCAAACATTGATACATTGTATTATCAAGATGCAAATAATGATGGTATGTTTGGCACTATTAAATTAATTGATGCTGTATCTTCCGCCCCAATTAATGCTGAGTTAGACATCGTGGGAAAATCCTCCTACATTAGTCCAAACAATGTAACATTTACCAATGGATTAAAAGTTAAGTTTGATTCAACAGTAACTCCTGAATCATATCAATTTAATGAATTTTATGTTGAAGGTGTTGGAGATTCCATACGCTTGGTTGCTGTGGCCGATATGATTACCCCAGAAGCATATATCATTCCAGAATCACAACGATTTGATACTGTTGGTTGGGATGCTACTACATGGGATCCTTCTTTTGCCGGACCAACGCGATTGGATTACATCACTGTTAATAGAGCCAGCCGAGATCAAAATGCCTGGAGCAGAAGTAATAGATGGTTCCACGTTGATGTTATCAATGCAACTGCGGAGTATAATGGATTTACCCCAGTAATTGATCAATCAATTAATGCTAAACGCCCTATTGTGGAGTTTAATTACGATCTGCAATTATATAATTCAGGCAAAACGTTTAAACAAACTGTAGATTTGTTTGATATGACAGAAACTGATGCGTTTAGTCATGTTGAAAAAACACAATATAAACTTGTTGATAGTATTGATATAGCTGATGGTATGACAGTGATATTTTCTGCAGATATCAATCCTGATGTTGCTAATAAGATTTATAAGGTCAGTGTGGTTGATCCGTTTGGAGATGGTAGTAGTCAATTTAAACATTTAACATTGGTTGAACATGCTACTGTTGATGCAAATGAATCTGTATTAATTACTCGTGGTGCTACCAAGAGTGGCAAAACAGTCTGGTTTGATGGTACAGCATGGCATATTGGACAACAAAAAACCAATATAAACCAAACTCCCATGTTTGATGTATTTGATGATAGTGGTGTTAGCTTTGGTGACACCAACAAGTATCCTGGCTCAACGTTTGCATTAACACCTGACAATCTCGGAGTAACATCTGCCGGTGCTTTTAGTATTGGCTTAAAATATAGGATTGAATCCATAGGCACTACAGATTTTACGACAATTGGTGCATCAACCAATACCCTGGGCACAATTTTTATTGCGACTGGTGTGGGTAGTGGCTCGGGAACCGCCACATCATTGGTTGGTGGCACTAAAATATTTGGTTATCAAATTGGCAATGGCACTATTGATAATAATTTGGGATTTGCATTATCATACAAGTCTATACAGAATATTGGTGACATTGTTTTTGAGAATAACTTTGATACTGACACATTTGATTATACTATTGACAGCGTCACACAATCATTAGTTATAGGTGAAGGCAAATTACATGCCAATACCTCCCTGACT